ATGGCGCTGACTGTTGAGCTAAACCCATGCCGTTGGTCTGCTGACAACATGTGGGTGCGTGGCATTGCTGACCTGTTAATCATTGACGACGACAACTTGACGGCGTGGATTGTTGACTACAAGACAGGCAACAATAAATACCCTGACTTAGATCAGCTAAAGCTGATGTCGTTGCTTGTGTTCGCGCACTTCCCACACATACGCAAGGTCAACTCGGCTCTGCTGTTTGTTGTCAAGAACGACATGAAGACTTTAGTCATGCGCCGGGACGACATCGAGCCAGAGTGGTGGGAGTACAGGCTACGTGTTGCCAAGCTGGAGGCGTCATTTAGTAATGATGTTTGGAACCCAACGCGCACCCCGCTCTGCGGTTGGTGCGCGGTTAAGTCGTGCGAGTTCAACCCTAAACACTAAGGAGTATGTATGAAGAACAAAATGTCTGAAGCTTGGCGTGAGTGGTGGTCAATTACTCACGGCAAAAACACCCCGGCGGGTAGCTACAACCCGCTAGAAGCACACATGTATGAGGCATGGGTCGCGGCGTGGGATGCGGCAGATAAACAATCTCAGTCTGAGATTACGTATCTCAAAGAACAATTGATGCGCGCTAACACCAACGATGGCGCATACAAAGCTGCGTTCTTGGCTGGTCAGATGACAGCGCGGGGTGGGAGTTGGAAATGACCCGCGAAGACATCATCCGCATGGCGCGGGAGGCTGGGTTCGCCGATGGGGTTGTAGATATTGTGGGGTTTGAAGGCTTCGCTAACTTCGCCACCCTTGTTGCCGCGAATGAGCGGGAGGAATGCGGTTGGATAGTGCTAGACAACAGCGACGCTGAAGGCATTTGCTGTACCGATGATGTGCTTGAGGCATTTCGCCAAAGGGGAGAGAAATGATACGAGAGACTAATACAGTCCTTTGGGGCGGGCTTGAAGCACCGTTGAGGACAATCGGCATCCGAACATCAGGCCATTTTATTCAGTTCACCGGCGGGGGCGACTTTCAAATGCTCGTTCAAAACGACCTTGTTACCGATGATGGTCGAACAGTCGGAGAACGCCAGCGTGCAGAGCTTCACGCAATGTTGGACCGATGGCTTGACGGGACGTGGGGGGAAGAATGAGCAACCCAATATCCCGCGCTGAGATGAAGGATTGGGCCAACGAAACTTGGCGAAAATGTCAAATTCAAGGAGAAGAACACATGAACGGAATACCAAACAAAAACGGCATGGTCCGGTTTTACGCGATTGGAAGGGCCGAAGGAGCATCGGCTTATCTTGGTTGGTATGACATGACCGATTGGAATGAAGGTTGGAAAAAAGTATGGGCCGACGCTGAAAACACAATGCGCCGAAGGGCTTGGGACAACGACTTAGGGTTTGAAGTTCTACGCCATGACCAACTAGAAGATTTATCACACAACGTGCAGTCGGCGCTTTTTGAAGCTATGCAAGATCCCGATGAAAAGATACGGAATCCTTGATGACGAAGGCAAGGTGATTCGCTGGGTCTGGCATATGCCGCCATATCCTCACGTGGTTGAGCGCATCAAACGCAAACGTAAACCCAAGTTGGACTTGTCCAACGTACCGGAGGCTTTATTTTGATCATTAACGGAAGGCTAGTCAAAGACTGGGACAAGTCCCAAATCAGTACCGGCTACCAACGACCCAATCAGTTCCGGTTAATCACGTGGGATATGGGCAGGGTTCAAAGCTGGCTACTCGGCAAGCAACCACTGGCACGCACACTACTAGAGAAGGTGATTAGATAATGATTGATCCCGTGGTTGAGTATCTTACAAACAATGGCGAAGGGTCCAGCGCTACCATCGACATCCCGGGCCTGACTAAAAACGCTATCAAGAGCAGGCTACTTAAGTTATTCAACGCTGGAGTTCTGACCCGCAGACCGGAAGTAATTCCAACTGGTAGCGGTAGTGATCGTATGCGCTGGCTATATAGCGTGTCTGGTGTAGCGCCTGCACCTAAGCCCGTTACTCAGACCGCGATCAACAAACTCAGGGACAAAGCGCTGGCAAACGAACCCGAGCACTACTTTTGTTTACGTAACTTGCCGAGATACACAAATGACTACGACGAATATACCGCTGGTGAATGTAGCTGACGCTTGGCTTGTTAACTACGGACCCGACTGGGTATCGGAGGATGAGATAAAGACCGACCCGTTTTTCTGGCAACAACTACACAAACTTATGGCTCGCGGGTTTCTTGAATCGCAGTTCATGCTTTACACAAACAAGTTGCACTACAGGTTTATTCCGTATGGAGATAGTTGACAACAAGGCGCTGCTTTTCAGGACTCGCAATCCTCAGAAGTACAGCATCATTCCTAAGCACAAGGTGCTTGATCAAGATGAGGACGGCATCTATCAGGTGGCGGTGTATTGGGGACTGGACGAGGCTAGGGTGCTGCGCAACCTTGGCGTCAAAGATGTGCCGTCCCCGATCACAACAAGGTACGGCTGGCCCGGGCGGTTCAAGCCCATGCAACACCAGATTGAAACGTCCGCGTTCTTGACGCTGTATCGCAGAGCTTTCTGCTTTAACGATCCGGGCACAGGTAAAACTATGTCTGCGTTGTGGGCGGCTGACTACCTGATGGAGCGCGGGTACGTGCGCCGCGTGCTTGTGCTGTGTCCATTATCTATTATGCAGTCGGCGTGGGTGCAGGACATAAACAACTCCATCATGCACCGTAGCGTCATAGTCGCCCATCATCAGCAAGCATCGCGCCGAATTGAGATGATCCAAAAGGACTACGAGATAGTCATCACCAACTACGATGGGCTGGCGCTGATTGCACAAGAGATCAACAACGATGGCAGGTTTGATCTGATCATTGTCGATGAGGCGAACGCATACAAGAACTCCACTACGCGCAGGTGGAAAGCGCTAGCGTCAATCATTAAACCGGACACTTACCTGTGGATGATGACGGGTACACCTGCGTCGCAGTCACCTGTGGATGCGTACGGTCTGGCTAAGCTGGTCAATCCCACGGGCATACCCAAGTTCTTGACGGCGTGGCGTGAGCAAGTGATGAACAAACTCACCATGTTTAAGTGGGCACCAAAGCCCGACGCCGCGCAACAAGTACACAAGGCGTTGCAACCAGCGATTAGATTTACAAAAGCCCAGTGCCTTGATCTGCCACCCGTTGTTACGGTAACACGCGAAGTGCCCATGACTCCACAGCAGAACAAGTACTACAAGCAACTCAAAGATCAGTTGATGTTCTATGCCGCCGGAGAGACCATCAGCGCAGTCAACGCTGGCGTGGCGGTGAGCAAGCTGTTACAGATAAGTTGTGGAGCAGCATACACAGACGACAAGGAAGTGGTTGTCTTCGACGCCAGCCCACGCATGGCTGTGCTGGAGGAGATCATGGAGGAGACGGATCGCAAGGTGCTGATCTTCGCCATGTTCCGTACAAGTATGGACAGCATTGCCGCGCACCTAACCAAGCACGGGTACACCAACGAGCAGATCAACGGGGATGTGAGCGCCAGCAAACGCAACAAGATCATCCACGACTTTCAAAACACTGACAGCATCCGGGTGCTGGTCATGCAACCACAAGCGGCGGCGCACGGGCTGACGCTGACTGCCGCTGACACGGTGGTGTTCTTTGGTCCGCTCATGTCGGTTGAGATGTATACACAGTGTATAGCGCGGGCAGATCGTAAGGGGCAGGACTCAGACAAGGTGACTGTGGTTCACATACAGAGCAGCACCATCGAGCGCGACCTGTTCTCGGCTATGCGCAACAAGGTGAACGACCACACCCTGCTGGTCAAGTTGTTCAGCGAGGAAGTCAAACGATAAACATCACTTGCATTCCCCAGAAGTTACCTGTAAACTGTCAAACACTAGACAAGGAGAAGTAGATGCCTGACGAAGCCAACGATTTGGCGATTGTTCCTATGGACAAACTCGCCAAGGTGTACCGTAAGATGGCGGCACGGATTCAAACACTCACCTCTGAGTACGAGAATGCTGTTGAAGAAATCAAGATTCAGCAGGAGCAAATCAAGAATGCCCTGAAGGATCAGATGCTTGCCCTTGGGCTGGCGTCTGTGCGCACGACCGAAGGCACGGTAACGCTGTCTACCAAGACACGTTACAACACGCAGGACTGGGATGCCTTCAAGCAGTTCGTTATTGCCAACGATGCGGTCGATCTTTTGGAGAAACGTATCCATCAAACCAATATGGCTTCGTTCCTTGAAGAGAATCCCGGTTCAGTTCCCCCCGGACTCAACTCCGTGCAGGAGTATGGAGTCTCTGTTCGCAAACCCACTAAGTGAGGCTGTATGTCTAACGTAACTATGTTCAACCCGGCACAAGTACCCGCTCACGTTCGTGCCCGTGGCGAGCTTTCAGCCATGGCTAAGTCTTTGGCTGGCGGTGCAGTCGGTGGCGGCAAGCGCATCTCCATCAAAGGCGGGGTCTTCCGTCTCATGGCTGGTGGTAAGGAAGTAGCGGCTATCGAGGATCGCTTTCTTGATGTCGTGTTTGTCAACGCCGCGCCTAACATTGGACGCACCTTCTATGCTAAAGCCTACGACGGTGACGCTAATGCACCGGACTGCTGGTCTGCTGATGGCAAGACGCCAAGCCCTGACGCAACTAACAAGCAGCATGACCAGTGCGATGGGTGCCCCAAGAACATTGCTGGTTCTGGTCAAGGCAATTCTCGCGCTTGCCGTTTTCAGCAACGTCTTGCTGTTGTGCTTGCTAACGATGTGGGCGGGGATGTTCTCCAGCTAGCGCTCCCAGCTACGTCTCTGTTTGGTAAGGGTGATGCGGACCAGCGCCCGCTCCAAGAGTACGCTCGCTACCTTGCAGCACAGAACGTTGACCCCGCTGACGTTGTTACTCGCATGAAGTTTGACACCAAGAGTGAGTCGCCCAAGCTCACGTTCAAAGCCATGCGCTGGATTGATCCTGAAGAGCAAGCGACTATCAAGTCGCAGAGCGAGTCTGATGATGCTATCAAAGCTATCACTATGACGGTTGCCAAGATGGATAATGTCAAAGCTCCGGCCCCGTTGATGGCTACGCCGCGCCCTGCCCCCAAGGCAGAGCCGAAGAAGACCGAGGCGTTGGTCGCAGACG